GCTTTGATTCGGAAGATGGAAAGTGACTATCGAACTGGTAACACAACAATTTCCAAATATGTGAGTTTTAGTCTTCTTGAAAACCTTGAAAAGATTGATGCTTACACTAATTCTAAACACACATCAGGTGACAAAGATTCGCTTGGAAGGGACAAGCCCTTTTTCAATATTGTTACAAGTGCAATCAATATTTGGTATCGTGCCACTGATATTGATCGGAAAAATATTCGAATCAAGTCAACCAAACTGAAAGACACCACACGTTCGTTTATTGCGACAATGAAATTACAGCAATGGATGCGTGACACATCTTTTGGTGCGTTCCTTAATAAGTGGGGGCGATCACTTGCAAAGAATGGATCATCAGTTCTGAAGTTTGTTGAAAAAGACGGCAAGCTTCACCCAATGGTCATGGATTGGATGAATATCATTGTTGATGCAGTAAACTTTGATGATAATCCGGTGATTGAAATCATCGAACTGACACCGGCTCAATTGAAACGGCGTTCAGGATATGATCAAGGAAAAGTCAAATCATTATTGAGTGCGGTTCAAGTTCGAGAAACTCGTGATGGTCAAAAGAAGGACACTAAAGCAAATTATATTAAAGTGTATGAAATTCATGGTGAACTTCCCCTTTCATATATGACTGACAAAGAAGAAGATGAAGACACTTTTGTTCAACAAATGCACGTTGTCTCTTTTGTAGCAAAAGACGACAAAGGCAAAGAATTTGATGAATTTACACTTGCCAAAGGGAAGGAAGCAAAAAGCCTTTACATGATCACTCACTTGATTGAAGAAGAGAATCGAACACAAGCGATTGGTGCAGTTGAACACTTGTTCGAAGCACAGTGGATGGAAAACCACACAATGAAAGGAATCAAAGATCATTTGGACATTGCTTCAAAGCTTATCTTCCAAACGGCTGATGATACTTTTGTCGGGCAAAATGCACTTCAAGCAATTGAGAATGGCGACATCTTGATCCATGCACCGAATGAACCACTGACACAAATTAACAATGGTTCTCATGACATCACACAGATGCAGAACTTCGGGCAGATGTGGAAGCAACTTGGAAATGAAATTACTGGTATTTCTGAAGCTATGCTTGGAACAACACCAAAGTCAGGCACAGCGTGGCGACAAACTGAAGCGATTCTTTCAGAATCACACGACTTGTTTGAACTTATGACTGAAAACAAAGGATTGCACATTGAAGAAATGATGCGAAAGTTTGTTCTTCCACACTTGAAGAAGAAGCTGAAGAACCGTGATGAGATTATCGGCGTTCTTGAAGATCATGACATCAAGCAAATTGATGGCAAGCTGATCAAACTTGAAACTGAAAAGAAAGTGAAGCGTGAAATCATTGATTCATTGAAGCAAGGTGAACTTCCGGTTCAACTTGATGTTCAAGCAACTGAAGAATCAGTTAAAAGTGAACTTTCTGAAATGGGGAATGTCCGATCATTCATTCCATCAGAAATTGAAGACCTTGAATGGGACAAATACTTTGAAGGGATAGTGTGGGAATCTGAAGTTGATGTGACCGGTGAAGAAAGTGCGACACAATCACACATGACGACACTCACAACAGTGCTTCAAACTATTGCAACCAATCCGGCGGTTCTCACTGATCCAAATGCGAAAATGTTGTTCAACAAGATTTTGAGCATGACCGGTGCAGTATCACCAATTGAAATGTCAGAATCGCCAAAGCAACCAATCCCAACAGGTGCGGTTGCACCACCGGCAATTCCGGCTGACACAGTTGGACTTAATCAATAATAAAAAATATGGCTGAACAAAAAACAAAACAAAAAATGCGTTATGGAAACAATGAACTTGGTTTAATCAAAAACACTTTTGGTGAAAACCCTGCATTGTTACTCGTAATGCGAAAGGTATTCTTTCAAGCAAAGTTTACAAAAACTGATCTTGATACATTGAAGCCGATTCGTGAAAATGATGCGATCAAGGAATTAATTCGGAAAACATATCTTCCTGAAATCGAACTTGATACACCTATCGGTCAGGTGATTGATCTTTGGCTAACGGTTGATAATAAAGACAAGTCACCGGAAGAATCAACCACAGCACTGAAGGTTCGGGCAAGGTTGATGGAATTAATCGAAGCCGGATTGAAGCGACTTGAATCAGACGATACAAAGCCAACTGAAGAAATCATTGGTTTCAAGCCCGATTTCAGTCTTGACGATGAAAAGCTTTATGTGGAATGGACTGCCCGAAATGGTCTGATCACACATTCAGAATTTCAGTTGTCACAGTTGGCAGTTCTTGCGGAAAAGAAAAATGAGACACCGGAAGAAACAAAAAAACGTCTTGCGATGAATTCCACAAAGTAAACGTGTGGTACAATATTATTAAATGACACTAAAGTCTCTAAAAAGATAACATGACTAAACATGAGTGAAACTACAAAAGAAACAGACGTAAAAGTTGAAGAGAAAGCCGAAGAAATTGATCTTGATTTCAATATCGAAGATTTGCCCGATGATGCTTCACAAGAAGATAAGGATAAAGCGATCAAGACTTTGACAGCACAAAAAGCACACTGGCGTGGGAAATATGAAAAATCTCAAGAAGAGCCGGAAGAGAAAAAGGATGAAGTGAAGACTGAAAAGAAAGATGAAGTGAAAGCTGAACTTTCACAATCTGATCTGATTACTTTAACTCGAAGTGACTTGCATGAAGACGATATCCCCGAAGTTATGGAATATGCGAAACTCAAAGGGGTTTCAGTCAAAGAAGCACTTGCTTCAAGCGTTGTAAAAGCTATTCTCGAAACAAACAAAGAAGCTCGTACAGTTGCAGATGCAACAAATACAGGTAAGACCGCAAAAACTACATCAGGAACTTCAGATGATGAATTGATGGCAAACGCCAAAAAGGGAATCATGCCTGAATCCGATGAAGATATGAGCCGACTTGCGAAGCTTCGACTTGGGGTTAGTTAGAAAAAATAGGTGAATTAATTCTAATTTTAATTCACATGGCTAATACAATCAGTTCACGAACATATCGTGACAAATACCGAAAAGCGACACTCGAACAGCAATTGCGAAACCGTCTTGTGTGTGAAGCAATTTGTGAAGTTGATCGTTCAGACAACAAGCGAATTCAATCACCATACGGTTCACAACCAACTGCAACTGTTCAAGCGATTTTGGGAACTTATACAGTTTCAAACTTCACAACTACTGACGACACATTGACAGTGACCGATGAAGTTATCGTTGCAGAACACATTCACGACTTTGAAGACATCCTTACTAACTTCGATATGTTCGCAAGCCGAACTGACGAAACTGTGTATCAGGTTGCGACAAAGATTGACCGATTTGTGTTGAACAATCTTACTGAAGATGCAACAGGTGCTTACACAACACCGGTTGGCGGATTCGGGGCTTCAAACATTAACGAAATCATGGGTGATCTCGTTGGTCTTGTTGCCGGATATGCAGATGTGTACAAAGGACTTTTCCTTGTAATTGAAAACACTGACGTTTCAGGTTTCATGCAAGCACAATCAACAAACGGTTTCAGCTTCGCTGATTCTGCTTTGAAGAACGGCTTCATGGATGTTTATAACGGTGTGGACATTTACGTTGTACGTTCAGGAACTTTCGCTTCAGAAACTCTTGGTACAACTACATACACAAATGCAGGACACCGTGTATTCGGAGTGAAGAATGTATCAACATACGCTTCACCTCGTGGAGTGCGATTCGAAGAAAAAGCTGTTTCACTTAAAACTGGAATGGAAGTTGTAACTTACGGTTACGTTGGCTTCAAGCTTTGGACACCAAAGACTGCCCTTGTGGTAGACATCACACTCGCCTAAATTACTCACCCCCTGATTGGGGGTGTTTGGGTTGTGAAATGAGTTTTGTTCACCTATTTCTCAAATCGTGACCCAAACATCCCTAGTCAGGAACTAACATTAAAAAAATGGCTAGAAAAAAGAAAGAAGAAGAAGTGGTTGATGCTGTTGAAGAAGTTGAAACCGAAGAAGAAGTTCAGGAAGAGATTCAAGATGAATCACTGAATGAACCTGAAGAAGAAGTGGTTGAAGCCCCAACTGAAAAAACAGTTGTTGCAAAGAAGCCCGATGGAAACCCTGCTTATACCAAAGCACAGTTTCAAGAACTAATTGAATCGTACAAGGTGCAAAACCCTAAAAAGTACGAAATAAAGAAGGAATCATTACAAGCACAACTTAAAGCATTGAAATAATATGGCTAATCCAAATGGACTAAATCCACATTTTGAAGGAATGACGATGAAAGCATTCATCCTCACCCCTGATTCTGCCGGAAGTTCAGTCAACAGCATTCCAAAATCAGCACGTTCAGTGCGACTTGGAGCGAATGTGAACGGTGTCACCGACTTCACTGTTTTGCCAAATCTTGCAGACGTACCTGATGGACATCAGATTGTTATCGTTGCAGGGGTTGCAAATAGTGAATTACGAACACCAGCATCTTCGGATGAAGAGATCAATTCTGAAAATGGTGATGGAACAAAAGAAGCGTTGCTTACAGCAACAAACATCCACTTTGTGACAAAAATTGACAACACAATTGGTTGGATGCTCGAAGCCCGAACAGCAATCGGTGCATTCGTTACAGCAATCGTACCTGACTAATCTTCGCCCAACTTAATTGTTGGGGACAGATTGTGACAGGTCATGACCTGTCTTCACTAATTAATTAAAAATATGAGCATACAATTTTCAGACACAACAAACAAAGATGGAATCATCCAAAGCATTGAAGATGAATGTGGATTCAATGATGGCGACATCACTGATGATTCAACTATGTTGGCAAAATTCACCGGTGATGTGAATAATGCACTTGATGAAATTTATGCTCTTATTTTTAAATCAGGTGGAGTGTGGCAATTCGATGACATCAATCATTCAGCGTACCCATTCATTGAAGCTGACCTTACTGCAGGGCAAAGAAGTTATGCTTTCACAACTGATGAGCAATCAAATATCATCCTTGATATTTACAAAGTGATGGTGAAAAATCCATCAGGAATTTATGTTGAGATTGATCAAGTTGATCAGCAAAGTAAAAATACAAATCGGGTGAATGTGGATTCATTTATTGACGGGCAAGAAAAGACCGGAACACCGATTCGATATGACATGGTTTCTAACGGTATTTTCCTTGATCCTGTTCCTGACTATAACTGGCGAAATGGAACTGAAGGTGAAAGGGGGGTGAAAGTATTCATCAATCGTGAAGGATCATATTTTGCAACTTCCGATACTACAAAGAAAGCCGGATTCAATGGATTGTTTCACTATCTTCTCGTGCTGATGCCGGCGTATAAATACGCTCGCATTCATTCACTTCCACAAGTAACACGAATTGAGAATGATATAATGAAGATGAAAGGTGAACTTACAGACTCGTATGGTAAAAGATCACGAGATATTACAAGGCGATTAGTTCCTAATCGAGAAAATAACAAATAATTATTATGGCTACTTTTAACAAAGTAAATTCATTTGTAGAAGCACTTGCTGAAAAAGCTCATAACTTGGGTTCTGATCAGCTCGTCATTGCTCTTACAAACACCGCCCACACTTCAACGTGGACACAGCTTTCGGATTTGACACAGATTGCTTATACCAATCTTTCAACACGAAATATCACCACCACATCATCAGCCCAAACAACCGGAACATACAAACTTGTATTGACTGATCTTGTTTTAACTTCATCAGGTGGGACAACTGGTGCATTCCGCTATGTGTATGTTTACAATGACACAGCGACAAATGATGAACTGATCGGGTATTACGATTATGGATCATCAATCACCCTTCAAGACGGTGACACATTCACCATCGACTTCGATGCTTCAGGTGGTGTTCTAACGATTGCTTAGTACTTGTATCTCTACACTACCCGTAATAGCGGGTAGTGATAGGGACGTAAAATATATATGGCAAAAAAAATACTATCAAAAACAAAGTCGGATAAATACGACAACATCTTGGCAACTTCCTCTATCCATACGGAGTCAAAAAAACTTACTGCTATAGAAAAAGTGGAGCTTAAATCTCACGCTATCAAAAAAGTAGTAAAAATTGGTAAATACAAAGTATGATAAATGGAATATCACAAATTGAAATAGTACAGGTGGACATCATAGACGGTGGTGTACAAGTTTTTGCTCGTGCTTGGGATTTAGACGACAACCAAATAGGGTTTGGGGTCGACGGTTCAGTTGATATAGAAAGATTCCAATACTTCAATCCCCCAGTGCTCATACCAGACAAAAACGGGAGCATTGCGGTTACAAGTGAAAATACAGAAGTTGGAGAGCCGCATTCATATAATCTAAGTGAAGACCCCGAAGCCGCAGTAAACCAAATGTTGCAACAGACCATTCTTCAAGTGGGGAAAGCTTCGGGTAATATAGTTGAGGGAAAGATAGGTAGGACAACTTCAACTTTCTACCCTTCTGTTACAGCATTGGACGGTTGGATTAGAAACGAAAAAAGCTCGACAACTTGGGCGGTTGTCCACGATGGGACAACGGGTTCAATGGCTACGACGGATAATAGTAACGACTTGTATGTTAGAAACCAAAATACCTCTGGTACTTACTTTGACCTTATACGTGTTGCTGTATTTTTTGATACGTCAGCACTTCCCGACGCTGATACTATTTCCGCAGCAACATTAAGTCTTTACGTAATATCAAAAACTAACACCGACGACGACGGTACGGACTACGTATCTATTGTAGAGTCTACAGTATCAAGTGATACAGCACTCGCTACTACAGACTTTGACTTACTAGGAGCTCCTACAGACCCAACAGAAGCGGTTGCCACAGGAGATAGACTAGATATTAGTTCTG